ATGAACGCTAATTCTCTACTCAACCCAACACACTATTTGTCCGCATGCGGTCATGTGCTGAGTTCAATATACTACATTGGTATGTGCAACACGTGCAGAGATACCAATGAAACCACTGTTACTGAGGCAATTAGCCCAACAATGGTTAACCAAACAATAAGGCTTTTCTTCATAGTTTTGACGTTTGTGAGCTGATACCATATGGGGGTAGTCAACTCGTTCCAAGTAATTATAAGCTATTAAGCTATGTGCAACATTGCACACACTTATCCACATAGTTATCCACATTTAATCAAGCCTTATTCACCATCATTTGGTGTCTAATCAACATATCATAACCATAAAAATAGTGAGCCGTGATTCACGAATAATACCTGCTATTTGAATGGTTTACACACTAACTAGTTAGCCTTAAACAAGCTAATGAAAACTTATTGTGCTCAGAAACGTGAAAGGACTGCTGACAAACAGATTGCCTAGGTCTAGTAATAGATATGCTAACTGGTTCCAGATAAGGTCGGGTGTGCTACAAACGGTTGTGGTTACAATACTTAGAGCGATGAGAGTGAATAATCTATACGAAGAACTCCAAGTTAGATTAAGTGTGTAAATAATATTGCAGAACCAACGTCATGCTTAGCGTTGTAAAAGTAAGTGAGCAGGGAGCTATAGAGATACCACAGTAAGCAAACACTCTTAGTATTGAATAACATCTAACCTGGAGACAGGGACAGCTTAAGTTGGTGTTGTTCAATATGATCCTTTTGAAAACCAAAACCCAACAATATGCTTGCTTTAACCACATTCATACTCTTTTGTGCAATCTTCCTGTCATTCAAGACAATAACTGAGATCATTGCATCATTCAAATTCAATCGTGACCTGGAAACCAAATGGGTAGGTATAATAACCTGTTTTCTCTGGGCTTTATTCTATTATCTCACTCATTAACAATCAGTTATGAAAGAGATCAAAGAACTAATTGTATTCTGGAGCTGTGTATTAGCCACCTTGCTAATCATTGCATACATGGCTTTCACAACATAGCATTTCCCAGAATGAATAACCAGGGAGGGAATACCTGTTTATAGTGAGTGAGGATAACGGAGACAACGGACATTCCAGCTAGTTTGCCAGTCCTGGCTATATTACAAAGCTTTAAGTTTTGCGCATCTAGTTGCCACTCATTCACAACATTACCGATGTATTCGGGTATAATCAGCTATTGCTACGCTGATTAGACTATGAGTTTGCAACTCCCATATAGCCTAAAGGAACAACAAGGCATTGAGATGGATAGTAGAGCTGTAGTCCATACGATTAAGAAATACTCTAGTGCTTATAGAGGTAAGCATGAACAAACATAAGATTGTAGGTAATTCGGGTAAAATAAAACCTTCTGTTTCCTCTACTATCAGCGTATCCAATAAGGATTGATAGTCACCAGGCTGTACATTAAGCAGATTCCTAAAAACACTTCCTTCTATGGGTATATAGCCAGCGTAGAGATAGTTAGATACAATCAGCTATAGGAATACTGGCAGTGAATGCACCATAACTCACGTAGACATAAAGACTTCTTATTCTTGGTTCAACCGATGTTAGAACCCGTTTCCCAAGATGAGATGTGAAACTACCTGATTACTTAAAATGAGATGCGAGTAGATAACGTTGCCTCAATTTATCTACAGTAATCAGCTCCCAAGGGTGAGCAGTTGTAATAGGACAAGTCGTAGTACCTGTAAGTGTGTTAAACCTACCACTATTACAACTGAGTTGCAGAGGGGTATAATTGTAATGTAAAAGAGGATTAAGGTTGAAAAGCCTTCAAAGGTGAAATGAAAAGGGGTGATGTAGATAGTCCATTGAGTAACATAAAACCAATCATCATCTCAGAAACAGAGAAGATAAATATTGGTGATAAAGTTTTAAGTAGAGAATATGGAATAGGTAAAGTAATATCACCTAAAGGTACAGGTAGATTTTTTGTGGTGTCTTTTGAAAGTAAGTCAGGGAATACAGTAACAGTATGTGATATATTTAAAATCCTAGCACTACCAGAACACTTTTCACCACAACAATTACAAATGATTGTAAATGGTGTTTATAAAGATGGAGATAAGGTGTTGGTTGAGTGTGAGAAAGATGAAGAATCTATGGGTAAACTTAATTGGTTATCTAAAATCAAACTCAACTCTTCTAATCATATAACACTTAATAAGGTTGAAGAGAATCTCTATTCACAGATAGAACATCTCATTATTATGTGGAGTAATGATGGTACTATAACTGCTGGTGGTTTAACCCGGCAGATAATGGAACTATTAAATAGTTTGAACAAAACATAACATGAGCCACGACTTACATGAATGCCATTCTCGTGAGGAAACGATTAATGGCCAAAAGAAACGAATTGAGCGTTGGGTATCTGTAATAGCTTTTAATCTTTCGTATCGTCTGCAAAGACATAAGCAGAAAGTATTAGAGAGTGATAACAGGTATCCAAAAGGTACATTCTTTGTAATTACAGAGAATGGTAAGCATCCTGAATTGAATCAACATTTAAAACCAAAAAAAGTATGAGGTGGGCTATAATTGAGAATACTGACAACAGGCTTATTATTTATGAAAATGGTGATGTGTATTCAATGTACTCAAGGAATGGGCCTAGTGAGTTTGATCCAATCATTACTAAACTTTCGCTTTACGTTCCTAAGGATACTAAAAACAATAGGTGGTTAAGTATTAGAGTTAAAGGTAAACCGACAACCTTCAATATAAATAGGTTGTTAAATAAGTATTTCAACATACCACTACCTGTCTTATCGAATCAAAAATTAGCTCCCGAAGTAAAGCGAGTTAATAAGAAAAGAAGTTCACTAAAAGCGTATCGTAAAAGGAGTAAAAATATTACTGATACTTATGTGATTACTTTATTAAAAAACGCATCTCCAGAATTAAGAGGAACTCCAATACCTCAAGACTTAATTGAACTTAACCGCAAAAAAATATGTCTAAAACGAAAACTAAGACAAGTACGATCACAATGTCAGGTATAGCTGATGTCACTCGTCAAATGGGTGATCAGCTGCATGATACATTTATTGCCACCGAAGATCTTAAAGTTGCTCAAACAGCTTTAAAAGCTTACAATACCAGTATCTCTGCTACTAAAACTATAATTATAGCAAAGAAGTTAACTGGTAATCCAAAGAACATTCCTGGTATTTAACAAAAACGTCCCATTCTCAACTGAGAAACCAAAACCAATTTTTATATATGTCAAAACTAAACCCTACTGTAAAAAAGAAGTCTGTTAAGACCGAGAAGAACGTAAGGCTTGCTGGTGGCTACGGTGCCAAAGCAGCCAAACAAGGGCCTATTGATCGTCTGAGACGATTAGTATTAGCCAACCTGTTGTGGGAGAATAACGCATATGTGGATGGTGAAACGACAGCTAAACAAATTGCTGCTCTAATACCACAGTGTGATCCAGTAGAAGTATCTAATCTTGTTGTTGAAACGAGAGTGTTACAAAAACTGAGACACACACCACTCTTTATGGCCGCAGAGATGCTTAAGCATAACACGCATGCGAGCCTGGTAGCTTCATTGCTACCAAAAATCATAACTCGTCCTGATATGATGACAGATTTCCTGTCTATCTATAAGGAAATCAACGGGTTAACGAAGTTAAGGAAGATTGCTAATGCCGCTAAACGTGGTCTGGCTGCATCTTTCAACAACTTTAATGAATACGCCTTTGCTAAGTATGACAGAGATGGCTCTATCAAACTCAGAGACGTAATGTTCCTGGTACATCCCAAGCCTGATCAGGGTAAAGAGGAACTGTTTGCAAAGATTGCAAATAGAACACTCGAAACTCCTGATACCTGGGAAGTGAATTTATCTGCATGTAAAACAACAGCAGAGAAGAAAGCAGTGTGGGAACGCCTGCTTACTGAAAACAAATTGGGTGGATTAGCTTTCTTGCGTAACCTTAGAAATATGGTTGATGCAGGTGTTGATGCTAACGCTATTCGTCATGGTTTTAAGACTATTCGTTCTGGTATGCTCCTACCCCTAAACTTTATTAATGCAGCAAAGAATGCTCCAACCTTTTCACAAGACATCAGTAAAATGATGGTGGACAACTATTCTGCGTTACCGAAGTTACCTGGACATACTGTATTCGTAGTTGATAAATCAGGATCAATGGGCGCTGCCATCAGTGGTAAATCAGCAATGACACGCTTTGAAGTAGCATGTGCTATGGCTATCTTAGCTAATGAAGTGTGTGAGTCTGTTGACATTTATGTCACTGCTGGTGATGATCACACAGCTGTACATCAGACCAAGAAACTGGACTACCCTAAACACGGATTTGAATTAGCTAATCAAATAGCTAAAGTCAATGTTGGTGGTGGTGGTATCTTCACACGTCAAGTGTTAGAGTTCATTGAGAAAGATCAGAAGAAAACTCCTGATCGTATCATTGTATTCTCTGACTCAGCTGATTGTGATCACAAAAACAGAGCCTTACCTAAGCCATTTGGCAAAAACAATTACATTGTGGATGTATCCGCATTGCAGTATGGAGTTAATTATAAAGGTGTATGGACAGCAGAGATTTCTGGCTGGTCTGAACACTTCATTAACTACATTGCAGCATATGAAGGAATCAACCCCGATGTAGAAGACTTTGATTAATAGTGTTCGTTGGTGTTACTTCATCCATTCTTGATAAAAACACACCGACAATTGTTCTTTAATCAATCTCATAAAACCAGTGTTGTTTGGAGAGAGTTACTTCTTTTGGTGAAACACACTCCTCCTTTTATTACCTGGTTTTCTTTTGATGCGTTAGCTCAGCGGTAGAGCACGAAAAATTTCTTTAACGCACGTTCCCTCGTAAGAGTGGCGATTGTTAGAGTTACTTCACTTATAATGACGGGGTCGGGGGTTCAAATCCTTCACGCATCACAATTTTAAAAATCCCTATCAAAACTAAAAAAGAATGAAAACTGATTTAATCCTGCTCATTGTTGCAGCTGCTGCTGTGATATGGGTAATAAGTGCCTTAGTAGGTGCTTACACTGAAAAACCTTTGTTTGTACGTGTATTCATGTACATAACAAATGAACTGCACTTCAAGACACATCCCTCACAAATCAAGTTTAAACTAATCACTAACTACGATCTCACTCCTAAACAGGCTGAGGACTGCATGGAATTCTATGCTGAAGGTATTGATTGGTTTGATACTTACTTCAGAGGAAGGTAATGGTTCACTTATTCAAAGTGCCACTACAATTCGCTGATATGTTTGTAAGGGCTATTAACTTGAAGAAAGGCACAATGGAATACCAGATAGTCGATAAGATTACTGGTATTCCTCTGGAGCCTGTTAAGAAGGATAACATCCTTATTCACAATGGTGTTGTTTTATTTGATAAGAACAGACCATTGAATCTTGATTTAGCTAAATTCATTGAAACAACTTTAAACTCGTAATCATGAAATACAAAAAGAAAAAAGCCAATCTGGAACGTAAGATCTCTCATTTCTTATCAGATAGAACTATTCAACAATGCAATGCAGAAAGCCCAGGCACTTATCACAAACCGGGTAGTCTTAAGAAGTAAGTTTGTTAAACGATTAAAGATGTTGGCAAAAGTAGTAGCTGTGTATATCAGTATTTTATTATGGCTATTAATCTTTCAACTTGGAGATTGTATCTATGAAAGCGCCTTATAAAGATGGTCAATTCCCTCAAAGCCCAGAGGATAAAGCAAAAGAAGCCTATTACATGGACTTGTATTTGCAATGTCAACGAGAAGAACAATTAACAGATCTAACAACCCTAGCCGAATTACCGGAAGACTTTGAGTTCCATCAGGAATTCTATCAAACCCAAGCACAACCATCACAGCTATGATTGCATGAGCGTCATTTAGCCCTATAACAGGGTATGCTATAAGGAGTTAAATCCTTTTGCAGCTAATAGTGTTATCTCCAACCTTAGCGGGTTGGTAGTGATTTCTCAATTAACAATGAGGATGCAACGTGTCTATTAGCACGACACTGGTTGTTGTTTGGGTCCTTGAAATACTATAACAGGCCCGATAGTCCTGATGCATAAGGGAGAGTAGCTATGCATTACATGATTAATACATCTTCATGTAGCCTGTTATTTTTACTATGTTTAACCTAAACCATTCGTAATGAAAAAAGTATGGATCTTATCTTTACTACTTCTTAGCTTTTATAGCGCACAAGAAGCAACACTCAAACAAAAACCCTTTATCTTTACGTGCAAAGATGAAGTACAGTTCATTGATAATCAAGAGTTTACATCAGAGAATCTGATTACCTATATTCTTGAGAAAGAAATTAAGCACCCTCAAATCGTGTACGCACAAGCATTGGTTGAGACAGGGTGGTTCACATCTAAAATATTCAGAGAGAATAAGAATCTCTTTGGTATGCGTGAACCTAACAAACGAGAAACTACAGCACTAGGCACTAAGTATAAACATGCCTATTATTCATCATGGAAAGAATCTGTGGATGATTACCTGCTGTGGCAGAAAATGTTCAAGAAAACACCGATAGAGACTGAAACAGATTACTTTAAATTACTGCGTTCCCGTTATGCAGAGGATAAAAGATATGTGGACGTTCTGAAAATAGTTATTAAACGGGATACGATTCAATGGAAATTACTCCACCCGACATTAAAGACCTCAAGCGAACTGCTCAGCTCACTAAATTAGAAGCAAAGCATTCAAGAGTACTTATATTGTGGTACATATACTTCTGTAAAGCAGTGTATGTACCCCAATGTATTACAGCAAAAATAAATGACATCCCATTGTTTAACGCAAATGCTGAAATAGCAAGAATGTATTTTTTAAGTTTCCAAATAGATGAGTAAGACAAAGATTGTCGATTACGCCTTGGGTACGGGAGTGTACACAGGTGATTTAAAGTATGGCCGGGTTAGTAAGACCAATGGTGAGCGCAGTAAAGATTTTGCTGCCCAATACCAGGATGGTAAACCAATCAACCCTCCTGCCGTGCCATTGGTATTGGTTCAGAACAGGGACCCCGAAGTCTGGACTAGTGAACGCCTTTTAGTAAAGAAGGCTAAAGAGAAAGTAGTGAATTTTCAGCACGCTGTAAACTACTGGATACAAGCGTTTCAACAAAATGATGTTGGCTTACGAGCTAATGTCCATTTAACAGTAGGTAAACAACGATTGAAATAATGATACGATTAACCATGGTCTTAGCCTTCCTGATTATCATAGGCTTTGTAGTATATCCTGCGATCATCTTGCTGCGGGACTACTTTAAAATGAAAGAAGATGAAAACAAAAAACAAACCAAAAAACAAAAAACAAAACATGAAGAACTTTAAATTGATTGTCGGGGGTGTAGTAGGTATTATAGCCCTGATTCTATTTTCTATTATCAACCCCTTCTCCTGGAATGATGCAGGTAATCGAACGGTAGTTGAACGAACTGATGGTACTCAGATTGTCCAGTTCCAGCCTGGTATCTTTTATGCTGGATTCTTTTCAAAAGAGGCTGAATGGCCAAATCAGATTTCTGTTCTTTATAACGATTCCCTTCCTGATTACAATATGGAAGATAATGGAATTGAAATTGGTAAGATTGATGTAAGATTTAATGATGCAACTACCGCCAAGGTTAGTGGTATTGTTCAATACATTCTCCCTGCCGATGATAAAGAAATGATCTTATTACACAATACTCATAGAACACCTCAATCATTAGTATCTAAGCGCCTGGCCCCATATACCAAAGAATGTTTACAATCGTCTGCCCAGTTAATGAGTAGCGAGAAGCACTATGGTGGAGGTAGAGCACAGATGTCACAAGATTTTCTCAATCAATTGAGAGAAGGAGTGTACCTGTTAGCAACTACTGAACGATTTGTGTATGATTCATTGGAGAAAGAACGCAAACGAGCTTATGAAACTGCTATTCTTTTAGAGAATGGTGCTCCCAAGCGTAAGATTTCTTCATTGAAAGAGTATGGTATTAGTGTAGCGGATGGAGGTATTACTGATGTGGATTATGCCACCCAGGTTGATATTAAATTAGCCAAGATCATTGATGCAGCAACCAAGTCAGCTATTTCTAAACAGGAATTGATGACAGCTCAGCAACAAGCATTAACAGCTAAAGCACAGGGTGAGAAAGAATTGGTTGATATTGAATACGCAACCAAGAAAGATCAAACCAAGCAGGTTGTAGAAGCACAAACCAAGGTAGCTGTGGCTGAACAGGATAAGTTACAACAACGTATCCAGGCTGAAGCTGCTGAATTGGAAGCCCGTAAGATCAAGATATTAGCTGATGCTGATGCGTATAAAAAGCGTACAACTATTCAGGCTAACGGAGCATTGGAACAAAAGCTCGCTGCTTATGTGGAAACACAGAAAGCCTGGGCTGAAGCCTTTAGCAAATATAGTGGCAATGTTGTTCCCCAGGTGCAAACTGGTGGATCACAACAAGGCAATGGTGCTATTAACTTCATGGAGTTAATGGGTATCAAAGCTGCCAAAGACATGAGCCTTGATTTAAAGAAATAATGTCGCTTCCTTTATTAGCTGGGTTAATTACATTCCTGGCCCTTACTGGATTTTGCTTAATTGCCTGGGGTTTATTACAAATCAGGCGAGGCACAAAGAAATAGAACTCAAGAAGGGAAAACACTCAAACGTTCTAGGAAAAAGTCGGTTTAGATTGAATGCCTTATTATTTAAAGAATGCGTGGTTGTGTGTTAACCACCCTTTTAATGTAGCTATGATGTGGACTATCATACGGGTCTCAAGCCCCTAATACAGAGAGAAAGTACTATAAAATTCTATCATTAATTTAAAAACTATCAATACTATGGATACTCCATCAGTTAGTGCAATCATGCTGAAGAGAACGTCTCTTGCAGCGTATCGTGAAATCAAAACCCCAGGAACTTACGAACTTGAGGTGTCAAGCAATGTGTCTGAGAAGAATCTCTTCGAAGATGAAAATGGCCGCCTGCGCTACATTGTAGGATTTAAAGCAATTGCCAGCGACAAACTCCCTCAATTGAGAGAGGTGTTCGGCAATAACGCTGAAGTTCCTATTGAACAAACAAACGGCTTGTTCTTAACCGGATCAATCTGGAAAAATGGTGAAGAAACACCTGCACTTCCCATGAAAGGGGAGAAAGCCAAAGTAACTATCGATTGGGTAACTCCAAGAGAAGCTGCTGATGGCGAAGTGGTGTTACGCATCACTAACATTCAGGTAATGGCTGCTAAAGTTGCTAACAAACTGTCTCTTGAGACTTTGTTCGCTCCTGAAACTGCTGCCGTCAGCCAAGGTGAGTTAGCTCACTAATCGTCAATTAAATAATGAAACAACCCAAGAAATAGTCCAGCTTGGGTTGTTTTTTTTTCGCAATTTAAAACCCATCAATATGTCAAAACAAGTACAATACAGCCTCGATGAAGCAGGCTTTGTAAGAGAAATAAAATTACTAGCAGCGTGCTATGATCGTAGACTTTCTAACAAGAGCAACACACCACCAGCTGCACAACAACCCGCTAATCCGCCTGCGACAGGTGGAGGAGTACAATCTCTTGGAGGACTTACTGAAGAAGAGTACACCGAGATGTTCCATAGAGGAGAGATTATGTAACTGGTACGTATTAGGACATGATATAGAAACCAGGTTTGAGTTACCTGAAGTAAATGCTTCAGGATTACTTCTATCTGCATTCTGTAATAACAATGATCATGTTCTTGTAATAGACAATACAACCGTAAACAACTCAGAAGTTTTTACTGCTGACATACTATCCCGCTGTTTATTCGTATCCCATAACGCTGATTTCGAAGCTAGATGGGGAGTAGCCACTGGCTTTCTCCCCATGAGATATGCATGTACCATGGTCAATAGCAAGAGATTGTTATCTGGCCAGAAAGGATTCAAGTTTGATCTTATCTCTGAAATTAACAGGAGATTAGGATATGAACAGATTCCTGAATGGATGGAAAAAGACATCAGAAAAGATTTTAAAGACATTCAGTTTTTTGAAGATAAACACATTTTATACAATGCAGCTGACACTATTCGACTTAAAGCAATACTCTTTGAACAACTTAGACAGGCAGAACTTCTTTCCCAATACTTCCTCCACAATACAATCAATTCCAGAATCATCATTCCTATCGCAGAGGCCGAGATCACAGGGATCAGGCATGATACCGAAAAGTGGCTTACGATCACTGCCGAACGAAGAATTAAAGCAAAAGACCTATGCAAAAGCCTGGACGAAATAATAATCAACGATCACGGGTTGAACCCTGGTACGATCAATCCAGTCATGATCAAATCGCTGGAATCAAAAAGGAAAAGGGAAGAAAGGACAAAGGAAAGAAAGCTAAAGCTGACAGCTCAACTACAAAGTCTGGAAGCAAAGCAAAAAACACACCTGAAAAGTTATCAAAAACAAAAGGAACAACTGGAGAAGTTGTGTACTATAACGCCAGAGTTGGAACCAACGGTTACTGGGGTTAATTGGGGATCACAAAAGCAGGTAATAGAAACACTCAAGCAGATGGGAGTACCACTCCCTGAAGCTAAAGATAAGAAGACTCACCAAATGAAGCCTGGAGTTGGTAAAGATGCAAGAGCTAATTGGTTTGTAACACATCCTAATAGTGCTTTTGTAGCTTTCATGAAGACCTTTGATAAGTTCAAGAAGACTGAACACAATATCAAATCATTTGGTGAGAAATGGGTGGAACAATACGTAAGAAATGGAAGAGCTTATACCTCCCTTGATCAGGCAGGAGCTGATACAGGTAGATTTAGTTCTGGCTCTAAAGGCAAGAAGATTAAAACATATTACAATGGACAGCAGATACCTGGTAAAGGAGATGATGTAATCTATCGTAGTTGTTTTATTGCCGATGAAGGCAGGAAGATGATTATTGCTGACTATTCTAATTGCGAAGGAGTTGTTATGATTTCGCTATCTGGTGATTTAGATATGAAGAAAATCACTGAAATTAAGGATCAGCATAGTTACCTCGGTACATTATGTTGGAGAGCTGTTTACAACTATCGTTATAAGCAGACTAATGATCCTAAATGGAAAGAGTTAGCTGAAACTTACGTAATGGATCAATCTACTGAAGCCAAGAAAGAAGAGAGATCCAAGTTCAAAAACAGTGGAGGTTTATTCCCTGTTGTGTATGGTGTATCAGCTAATAAAGTAGCAGCCACATCACAGATTACAGAGAAAGAAGGCCAGGTAATGATTGATACAATCAAAGCCCAGGTGCCTAAAGTAGTACAGACTCTTGATGCTAAATCGAAAGATGCAAGCACATTTGGTTTTGTAGTACATAACAAACGTACAGGTTCAAGAAGATGGTTCACACCCATATTGGACCACATCCATTACAAAGCTCCCATAACCAAGGGGCAAATCATTGAAGCAGAGATGGCAGCTAGAAATAGCCCCATTCAAGGTACTAACAGTGACTTAATGAAGGAAGCAATAGCTATGCTAGCGCTCTGGGTTAAGTTATACAAGCAAGATGTTAGGTTTTTATTAACAGTTCATGATGAATTGTTATGCGACTGTCCAGCAGATAAAGCAGAATTTTATGCTGGCAAAATTAAAGAAATTATGAAACGTGCAGCAAAAGCATATCTTATCAAAGAGATAGATATGGATGTAAGCTGTCACACATCAACATATTGGGAAAAATAACATGTGTTTAACAACTGGGGAGATACTCCCCAAACAAGAATATTTGGTGGAACAATTATTAGCTTGGTCAGTTCAAGTAGCACCTAAGAATATAAATTGCTGGAAGAAATTTGAACCGCGTGGTGCATCATTCATAACTCCGTTTAGAAATTATAGATGGCCTGAACCAGGTAAAGTAGTAAGTGTAAAACAATTTGGAGTTTCTTTAAAACATAGAACAATAAATATGTTAAATGTAAGTGAAGGACTACACGCATACACTACAAAAGCCATGGCTTTAATGCGTTGTAGAACAAGTTCCACAGCAGTAATTAAAAGAATGATTATACCTGCTGGTACTCAGTATATAATTAGTGGAGATGGTACTGAAATAGTAGCATTAGCGATGAAGATGGCACCAACTAAAACGAGAATGAAAAAAGATGCAGGACGTAAGAGAGCAGGTACAAACCCAGGCAAAAAGAGAATGGCTAAACGGAAGAAATAAAGGAAGTTTAATACTAGGTACAGGAATGGGTAAGAGTAAGGTAGCTATTGATATTCTTAAGGAGATTGATCCTCATGAAACTCTTAGTGTTTTACTCTTAACTAATTCTGAGACATTACGAGACGTTAACTGGCAAGCTGAGTTTGAGAAGTTTGGACTTGCCGATTACTACGCTTCTAATGTATTGTCAGAATGTTACCAGACTGTGCATAGATGGAGAGATAAACACTTTGATATAGTTATTGCAGATGAGATCGATTTCGCAATGACTCCAGTGTACTCCCAATTCTTTCTTTATAATGACTGTACTATGATATTAGGATTGACAGGCTTCTGTTCTGAAGAGAAAAGAGAACTGCTTGACCTGATAGCACCAGTACTATTCGAATATTCCACTCAACAGGGACAAGAGAACCAACTCCTTAACAAGTCAGAAATCATTACTGTACAGTATCTGTTGAGTAAAGAAAATAATATCAAGGTTCCAAAGAAAGCTGGAGGTTATTTCATGACTTCTGAAAATGCTAACTACGCTTATTATGATAAAGAGTTCCAGAAAGCAACAATTATTCTGGCTGGATTAGATAAGAAGAAAAGGTTAGGATTAGATGTTCCTGAAAAGGATTACATCACAGCTCAATGGAAAATGAAGATTATGGCCTCCAAAAGGAAGGCTATTCTTAACAACAGTGAAACCTCTGTCAAGGTAGTGAAGGAATTGTTATTGAAAATTCATGCAAATTCAGGCAATAAAGTGCTGATTTTCAGTGCTTTAACTGATCAGGCAGATAAGTTCGGTTGTCCAACATACCACGGTAAAAAGCATAGTACAGAGAAAGACCTGGACAAATTAAATAGTGGTGTGATTAAAACATTAGCTGTATGTAAAGCTATTAACAGAGGTGTTAATTTAGTAGGAGTAAATTACATTATCAGGGAATCATTTGATTCCTCTGAGACTGACTTTATGCAGACACATGGCAGGTTAATGAGATTAAACCCAGGTCAGGTAGCAAAGTACATTATCTTAGTGCCTCATTATGAAGCGTTAGTAAGAACAGAGACAGGTTCTTTTAAAAAAGTAACCATACCTACTCAAGCTGCACGATGGTCAGCACGGATGATGACTAGTTTTGATCCTACATCAACCCACAACATAGTCTTAGGTACAGACTTAAAATTACCTGTAGCGACCCAATTATAATGGAGTTCAATCTAAAGAACGTTCTACAATGGATGATTGATAATGAGTATGGTGTATTGATAGGCAAAGAGTTTGTACTAACCAACAAGGTGAATACAGAACTTAATGGTCTCAGACCCAGTACTGCTGTAATAGCTATTCACAGACCTGTGACAGCTGTAACTAAAGTCATCAATCCAACCAGCAAGAAAGACATTTGGAACAAGTTTATTGCAGATGCTGATATACCTCATAGAGTTAAATCTACAACAGGTGGTACCTATACAGTACGTCAGTTTGGTGCAGCAGCTGTTAATGAGCTGATCAAGATAATATCTGATCCTTCCATTGATTATCATGCTTTTGTAGAATCCACAAAACACTATTATAAGACTGTAACGTTTAAGGCACTGTTGTCTAACTATCTCCTGAAACAAATCTGGAGGGGGGAATACGATGAGTGGATTAAAGGTAACAGGAACGTAGTAACAAGCGGTGAGAACCGATTCGAAGATTAATGTCAATAACAGGAAGAACCATTGATCTCATTGAATTAGGCAGGTCAGGAAATGTGCAAGCTATTCCTACTGGTATCCCTAAATTTGATGAGTTCTTACATGGAACACAGCAGCGTACAATGTATCTTTATGGTGCTGAGACCGGAGTTGGTAAGACAGCATTCGTGAGAGATAAGCATGTACACACAGCGTATGAATATTACAAACTCATTAATGATCCTTCCAGGTTAGATGTATTGTTCGTTGATTTTAGTCTTGAGATAAGTCCTGAAATGAGCATGGCTTCAGCTATGTCAAGAAAGATTTTCCATGATTATCAGAAAGTAATACCTGTAGAAAGCCTGTTAAAAGAGTTGAGTGATGAAGACAAGCTTATTGTTGATCACATTACTCCTTACTTTCAGGAATTTGAACAAAAGATGCTGGTATTTGATGAGGATATAACTCCTAACAAATATCATGATATTCTATTGCAGATAGCTAAAGCCAATGGAACATTTACCAGGGAAGGAAGAATTATCAGTGAATGTGGAGACTATACACCCCATAATCCTAATCTGTATGTCATTATAGTAATGGATACTGTAAACTTAGCAGAAACAGACTCTAATCACATAACCGTGAAATCTACGATAGATAGAATATCGAGAATCTCAGTGTGGTTCAGAAATAAATGCAGGTTCACACCCATTATTATTCAACAGTTTAATGCTGATATATCAGCTACAGACAGGAAACGGTATGGTGTAAAGACACCTTTACTGAGAGATTTTGAAGACAGCAAGAGAACAACCAAAGATGCAGAAATTGTCATAGGTCTATATGACCCCAGTAGACACATGACAGAAGAAGACATAGCGTTTAAAGGGTATGATATAATTACACTGAAATCATGGTTCAGGTCATTACATATTCTTAAGAACAGAAGGGGACAAACAAACAAATTTATACCATTGAAATTCGATGGTGCCCTTGGATTATTCGAGCAGTTGAAAGACGCTAGGGATATGACAAGCGATGATTATATTAACGCAACAAGACATTAATGCCTTTTGTATTACCAATGCAACGAGTCCCAGCGATTACTCAGTCTCCAAACAGTTTGATTCTATTTTCAGCTCCTAAAGTAGGTAAAACTACCTTGGTATCTGCATTAGAAAGCAACCTGATTATAGACTTAGAGAATGGGAGCAACCATGTTAGTGGTTTGATTGTAAAGATCAAGAACTACATGGAACTACATGAATTGTGTGAAGAAATCAAGAAACAAAACAAACCTTACAAGTACATCACGTTAGATACAGCTACTGCATTAGAAGACATGTGCTTACCATTAGCATTGAAGTTGTATCAGAAGACTCCTATGGGCAAGTCCTACATTGGAGATATTCTATCCCTCCCTAATGGGGCTGGATATAAGTATCTGAGAGATGCTTATGACATGATGTTAGATAAAGTGAAAGAATGTGCAGACAGAACAATTCTACTTGGTCACGTAAAAGACAAAGTAGTTGAAACCAGAGGAAAAGAAGTAAACGCTAAAGAATTAGCTCTTACAGGTAAATTATCCAGTATCACATGCTCAAAAGCAGATGCTATTGGTTATTTGTACAGAGACGGAAACAAATGTGTAGCAACCTTTGAAACAAGCAACGAATTAACATGTGGTGCAAGACCTTTGCACCTTAGAAATAAATCAATGATTTTGTCAGAACAAGATCCCGAAACTGGCGAAACCAAAACTTACTGGGAAAGAATTTTTATTGACTAATGGATTATTCCTTTTTAACAAACCTCAACCTGGTAGATACAGGCAGGCTTCGAAACCCCAAAACAAAGAACCCAGAAGGGTTAACAATCAGAGTATTTAACGATGGAAGTGTGTATCCCAGCACAGACTTAGTAGCTAAGTTTGATTTGGAATACAAGAATGACAATGACCCTAACCAGGGTAATGGATTAGATGTAGTAGATACTGCAGAGTGGTCCATTTTTGCAGGACAGCCACGAGTTATTATGGTAGGATTGACTCCCAAGTCTAATCCTAAAGTAGACTTATTTGCTTCTTGCAGACATAATGAGGACGGTACCCCTAAATCAAGCGTATTAACACAAGGTTCAGTAAACACTTACTTACTTGACTTAGTGCGTGAGAATGGCTGGTTGAATGATGAGCAAAAGTATGTAGACTTGAAAGTTATGACGGAGTATGAGTTCAAAACTAAAGATGGTCTTGCTTTTATCCCTAAAACCATTACCAAAGGTACTAAAGCTGGAGACAAAACTTATAGCCGCAGAGAAAATTCAGTATTCTATCCTGTAGAACCTACTGATTTACCTGCTACTAATATGTTAACTGTAAACCCTCCAGAAGCAGTGGCCCTAACCCCCGTAACAAATTAAATTCTATATAAGATGATTCAAGTAGGTAAACACGAAAATCTCGTAATCACAAAAACAGTAAAGAATGATCAAGGATCGTTAGTTATTGGAGTGAAACAAATCACTGAAGTCAACCCCCTGGCGGCTCTAAATGCCTCTGGCCAGACTTCGTTTGACGCTCCACAACAAGACTTTATCATTTACCCGCCAAGAGCTACAAACTTTGACGGACAGAAAGACACGCTGAAAAATTTGTTGATGAAAGTAGGTGACATCAAAGATCCATTGGATCATATTGCTGCTACCTACATGCCTGCAGGTGCCCGTAAATGGGATCTGTTCGCTAACACTGGTATTACCCAAAACAGTAACCTGGAGAATGAATTAGGTCGTCAGGAAGTTATGGATCAGATTTACAAGAATATTGTAGATCAGTTCATTACTATGATGGCTCCATTCGTAGGTGAAAATGGTAAGAGAGTGCGAATGATTTTCCCAAGAACATCAGTAGCAAAACACTACCCAACGCTTAGAAAACGCTATTTAAACAGCCAACCATTCATTGAATCTATGGAAATCCCTGCTGCTGCTTCAAAACTTGCTTTCAGTAAGTATGAAAAAGAGAAGGGCCTGGACAGAGGTGATGTAGCAGCTCCAACTGCTCCTCCTTCTGAAAATGATGCAGCAGAAGCTGATGCGTTATTTGCAACAAGTAACTAAACTCAAACCCAATGGATTTTGATGAAATAAGAAAATCCATTATCCCTAGTCAACAATCCATTTTAGAAGCAGTAGATGAGTACACTCTCTACTGTTTCTATATGGGTATTGACGACCTTGAATTAGGCAGAGTGTATCCTGCACCCTATCGTACTGATCCTATTCCCAGCTTTTCAGTGTTCAGAACCAACCTTAATTTAGGTTCAGAGTTCTGGTGGAAAGATCATGGTAAGGATGATAAGGGAAACGTCTTTAAACTAATTCAGAAAATTGAAGGACTTGATAGTCTCAATCAGGTCTACCAGCGCATTAATGAAGATTTTGGATTAGATTATAACTTACCTAACCTTGGTAAAAGTGAGAAAGTTAAGTTATATGGAACTCCAAAAGAATCAGATATAAAGATAAGAATCCGTGAAGTACCATTCAGTAAAAATGGTTTAACATATTGGGAACAACTCAGCATAGGCCCTCTCCTATTGCAAGAGTTCAATACCTGTATGATAGACTGTTACTGGTCTTATGAAGGCCAGGAATATCCTGCTGTAGTTCCAGATCCAACCTTTGCTTACCGAATAGGAAAGTATTACCAAATCTATAGCCCATTCGCTGCGAAAATCTACAAATTCCGTAACGACCTTCCAGAGAATTATTTTTTTGGCTATTTACAACTTCCACCAACAGGTGATAAGTTGATAATTGACAAGTCCAGTAAGGATGTTATTTTTTGTCGTAGATTAGGATACTTTGCTATTTCAGGTAAAAGCGAAACAACTATGATTCCACATGACAAGATGCTTGAACTTCTAAAGAGGTTTAAAGAAGTCTATATCATGTTGGATAATGATGCTGCTGGTATGAGACAAACACAAAAGTACATGGAGTTATATCCCACGTTGAAACCCAGGTTCATTGATCCTGCTTTAGCTAAGGATAAGACAGACCTGTGCAAATCAGTAGGCTTTGAACAAGCCGAACAAATCATTAAAAATTTAATCCAATGAGCAAGAAAGACAATATCATTGTATTCCCTCCAGTAGATCTTGGCGAAGATCGAATATTAACTATCGCTGCAAGTTACCCTCATGCGTATGCTACAACAGCTGCAAAGCCATTTGTATCAGTAGCTTTTGGGTATTCTATCAAAAACCCTGAAGATCCTGCTATCAATCAAGAGTTAGGTAATAACATTGCAAAAGGAAGAGCTGAAAAAGCCCCCTTTGCTGTTGTCGCTATTAAAGGTGACAGATTTACCAAAGCATTGGTAGAGAAGATAGGCGCTATCTTTCAGGAAGATTTTAAGTATCGTTTGAATAACTATGTCGCAGCCAACACAAAGCCTAAGGTTCAACCAGAGCAAGCTCAGGTGGACGCTGGTAGACTTTGATAGTCTGTCAGAATTTGTTAAGGTATTGGAATTCGGTGCTGATAAATACGCCCCAGACAACTGGCGTAAAGGTTTACACAGAGAAGAAACTCTTGAATCTATTCAACGACACTTAATTGAGTTAATGAATAAGAAAGAGTTCGATTCTGAAAGTCAATTGCATCACATGGGTCACATCATGTGTAATGCAATGTTTTATCTGTATCATTTCAAGCACAATAGTTTTGCAAAAGATCGAAACAATCCATTCAAAAACAAAGGCTAAAGAACGGCTGGCCTTAAGTAGCTGCTCAAAAATTAATTAATTTTTTACAACAAACAACATGTCAAAGTATCTGGACCGTCTCTCAGCAGACGAAAAATCGCTGAAAAAAGAACAGGCTGAATTAGCAGAAGCAAATGCTAAAGCCCAGGTGGAGCAGAAAATCTCCAATCTGAAGGCTAATGCTGCTACCTTAAAAGCTGCGTACAATGCTGCTTTAGGTTCAACATCCTTCAGCATCGACAAAGTGTTCGGTCTTACTGCTGAGATCGAGCGTAATGCAAAAGATCTTGCATTAGCTGAAACCATCCTTGCTAACGAATTCGGTGCTTAACAATGGGTGCAACTCGTAAAATCACTTACGCTTCAACCAATTTCCTTGGAGAGCCTAAAGTGACTTATTCGGCAGCCGAGACCTGGGGAGAACTGAAAACTCAAGAACAAGAGTTATCAGCTGCTTCTGTAGGTTTCAAAGCGTTTATTACCGAGCCTCGTACTGAGTTGAGTAGCCCTAGTCAGAAATTGCCTGAAGGTGACTTCAGCATTATCTTCCTGGTGGATAAAAACAGCTCTGGAAATGGACGCAAGAATTAAAAAAGTAATTGATGAGAGAATAGACAGGCTATTTCAAGTTGATGAACCAGAACCAACACCGTTATCTGATATTCTAAATAGTTTCGAAACTACTGGGACTGTCACTATAGATAATTCAAGTGGTCGTATTTATTCGAGCACAAGTTCTAATTCAAGATTTGAAGATCCTTTCTAAACTCAAACCTTAATTGTGAGGGGGTAAAACCCCTCACTTTTTATTACTATGGTAAAAAAGACAATCCTTCCAAGGGAATCCCTGGAAACCAATTTCGGCAATAAAGTCTTAGTGTTTTCTAATAATTTTCGATTAAGTGATGTAGCCAGTCAGTTGACAAGAGAGTTTCCTGAAATCATCTTTGGGCGTGACGCTGGTGGAGAAGTAGGTAATAATTACATACCCGATGCCCAAATGGTAGTATGGGAAGCTAAGAACCTGGTACAACTGGGAAGAACCAGAAGGTACCTATTCATTCCTAAACATACGCTAAAAGAAATTGAAGTAGAATCTATGATAGATACTGCTACTGCAGTTCTTGAAAAGCATATGCCTGGAAGATATTTTTATTCCAGAACAGGACAAGGCTTCTACTTACACTATCCCGAAATACAAATAACGAATTCACTAAACATAAAACATAAAATCATTGATCTGGTAGTGTTTCTACCAATCAGAGACGATTACTTTAATTCCAACATCAAAGGAATCAGGTTTGCTTACACTCCAGCAGAACTAAACGCAGGTTATGCTCATTCACACATGAATGGAAATAATGGCTTGGTAGATTTCTGTAGAGGCGGTGGAAGTCCTTTTGATAACCTGATTAACTCAATGCAGGAAGGTTTTTCTGCAGCTAAGTTTGAATTGTTCTTATTCCAACTACAAAGTTATCTGGAGTGGGAAAGTGTTGAAGGTCGTCCTTACAAGTACCTGATTGAAATTAACGAGAAATCTGGTTATAGTCCTACTAATGATGTAGTTAGTTCAATAAAAACTGCTTACGCACGTGAAGCAATAAACTTTATTGATCCAAGCTTAATCATTTTAAATTATGGTGTACCATTCTTCGATCCGGGAGTTAATCCAGAAGCTTACATGAAAATGGAAGAAAAGGTTACTATTGCTATGATGAATAAACTAAGCACTTTTGACTTTAACCGTGCCTTTGTTGATTATGATCCTGAGATGCGTACTTATGTAAGACCAGCTGACTCCCATGTTCTACCTTCAAGAGTTACTGAATACTTCAGTGAAGTAACCAGAGCGTTTAATATTCAACCAAGAGTACTGGAACCAGAAACAAAAGCAACTCGTAAAACAATCAAAAGACCAGTGCCAAACTTAATTGAGCACAGTATCGTCAAAATTTCTCACATTCTCCAACAATACAACAAACTAAATGAATAGAATAGTGGCAAAGCACAAAGCCGAAGTAGTTATTACACCTGGTTTATCCAGTCAAATATCGTTACTTCACAACCAATGTCCAAATCAAACCGAGTGGAGTGGTTTGTTGGCCTACAAAATAGTTAAAGGAGGGATAGAAGATTTAGAGAATCTTGAAATACGTTGTGAAGCTTGCTTCCCAATGGATTTTGGTGATGCTACATTCACATCCTTTGAAGGTGGAGAAGGTTGGTTAGACTTCTTTAACCAGTTTCCACAAGTTAACCCTCTTACTAAAGAACCTGATTGGTTCATAGGTAAGATTCACTCACATCATCAAATGAATGCATTCCACTCAGGTACAGATACAACTGACTTGTATGAGAATGCTCCTAAGTTACCGATCTTCTTATCCTTAGTAGTCAATTACGCCTGTTTACCCTTCGCTGAGATAGCTATTGTAGCTGAGGCTGAAGAAAAGCAAGTGATGAGAACAAAATGGAATCTGAAGAGCTGGCCTGTTGTGGGAGACTCCTCAATCAAAAAAGAAACAAAGAAAATTCCAAGTACCTTAATTATTCCTTGCACTGTTGTGTATGAGGAAGAAGCTTGGTTTATCGATCAAATCGCTAAAGTAGGTAAGAGAAAAGAAGAAGAACGCAAGAAGAAGTACACACCTACTATACAAAATCAGTATGGTCATGGATATGATGCCAGAGATTATTCTGTTGGTAGATTTCCAGCAGCAGGTGGTCTTTCTGTAAATTCTGATTGGAACAATAAGAGAGAAGAAAGTGATTTAAAACCTCACAACTACCAGAAAATGTTGCAAAACGTTTCTGAGTTATTCACCCTGGATCAAGGTTCCACATTAAGTCCTTACAATGCGTTAAGTCAGGTTAGTAAAGCCCTGGAAGTTAAAGACAGAGACAATTATATTAAAGCTCTGAAGTATTATTTCACTGATAGTTGGTTTGATACTGTATTCTATAATACAGCAGCAACCGAAGTTCAAGTGGTTAATGCTATTCTGCTTTTCCTTCAAAACCACCAAAGCACGTATGCTTATGGACCAATAAAACAAGCACTCAATGAACTCAAAGACGAACTCATACTACGGAAGATTCAAGGATCTGACATGGTTTAGCGCAATTTCTAAAAGCAGAATTATGGTACTTGGTCAGGGAGGAATAGGATCACATCTTACTTTCTTCCTGGCTAGAACCGGGGCAAGCTTGATTACTGTTGATTATGATACAGTAGAAGAACACAACATTGCTGGACAATTGTACGGTAAAGACGATGTTGGTAAGCTCAAAGTGACAGCAATGAGTGATGTCATCACACGTTTATGTGGAGAAAACAGAGTTACTCCATTAAACAATAAGGTAGAACTAGGTGTAGAAGCCCAATGGACTGCACTTCTTCCTTTATGCGATGTTGTATGTGCCTCATTTGACAGTATCAGGGCACGTAGAATCGCCTTTGAATACTGGTTAGATCATGGAAAAGCTAATTCTTTATTTGTAGATGGTAGAATGAGTGCTCAAAATGGGCAAGTATTCACCTGTATGAAAGAAGATAAGGGAAGTACTGATTTCTATACCAGTACGTTCTTTGATGATAGTGAAGTTCCTGAACTTCCCTGTACGGCTAAAGCAACTACTCATTGTGGTTCTCTTATTGCTTCCCTCATGGTAACCCAGATAGCAAACTGGTTCAGTAACCAGGGAGAAGGAAGAATACCACAAACGGTAGTACGACAGTTTGATTTTCATTTACCTTTAATGCTTTTTGACATAATAAAATGAAAAGATTATCACCAACCTATATTGCTGTTACTCATACTTTTGGTTCTTTTATAAATATTACTTCAGAGGAGCAGTTTGTTCCCTTGTTTCTGATTTTTATGAACCAAAAAAGATATGGTGCCGCCCGCTACAGTCCTGATGGTAGAGAAGCTTTTTATACAGAAGGTACTCTACCTGTACAACCTGGTCCAGAAGATAAAAATGAGTTTAAAGATTACTACTTAAAGGAAATGGAGAAATGGGGGATTAAAAGGTACAGCCTGTATCTGAATACCGATGATTATGGACAACCAACAACCTCTAATGGAACTTCTTCCATAGTAGATCCAAAGTACCCATTAGATATCGTTGTTGAATACGATCAAAGAAATGGACTAGTCGTTGCTCCTTATTACATAGGCTCTATAAATCGATTACAATATACTACAGTTACGTCTCATGAAGCTCCTTCTAAAAGTATGGTTTTTCCAATTCTAAGGAATACTTTTTTAAAGTCCAACTTCTTGATTGTAGTTAAAGCTAAACATCTGAAGTATTTGAGAACCTGTTTCTTATTCGATGCAAAAGCTGACATTCCTTTCTCAGATATTAAATGTCTGAGGATACCTGTAATGTCTTCCGCTGTAGATCAGTTCTTTTTGAGCGTTATCAGACCTTTAGTGTCTCAATTAGATATGACTGTTGAGTTCACTTCATCTGATGAGATAAACAAGTACTTGTTTGGTCCAATTCCTTCTTATTCAAAAGAACAGATCATCGCAAGAGCAGTATCTCACTATGAAAAAACTGTGACTAGCTTTAGACCAATAGTATTTGAATGACAAACGGTAAACGAAACAGGCAAGCTGGTCACTCCTTAGAGAGAGGGCTTGCTGAGGTGTTCAGAAGCATTGGCTTCCCACATGTAGTAACTACACGTAGTGAATCACGCTCCAGAGACAACCAAAAGATTGATCTGATGAACAAGGATGAACGTATTAATGGTAGATTTCCTTATAACGTTCAAGCTAAGAATTCCACAGCCCATTTAAAGTACGCTAAATTACTTTCAGAGATTCCGGTAGTACCTGATGTTATGAATGTAATCATACATAAACAGACTGAGAAAGTAGGTACCAGATTCTTACCAAGAGGGCAGTATGCTATCCTTTATCTGAAAGATTTTTTAACCTTAATCCAACAACGGGATGAACAAAGAAATGTTAGGGGAGGAGTGGTACACACTACTCCAAGAAGAACTGCAAAAGCCGTACTTTCAGCAATTAACGGAAACTCTACGGCAGGAGTATCGAACCCAGAAGATCTACCCCCGACCCACTGAGATATTCACAGCATTTAAGTTGACTCCGCCAAGTAAGGTAAGGGTAGTGATTCTTTCACAAGATCCTTACCCATTTGGAGGTCATGCTCATGGACTAGCTTTTTCATCTAATAAGACTGAAACACCAGCTTCTTTGAGGACTATTTTTAAAGAAATAGATCGCGATCTCCTGCACACTTTAAACTACGAACAATACCATAGAGCCTTTCCTACAAACAATTTAAGTTTCTGGGCTACTCAAGGGGTATTCTTACTAAACTCAGTGCTGACTGTGAGAGCAGAAGTACCTAACTCCCATAAGGATATAGGATGGCTTCCGTTCACTAAGAAGGTCATTGAGTTGTTGTTTGAAGATACCAGGTTTAAAGTCTTCTTAGCTTGGGGTAAAGAAGCTCTCAATCAAATAACCAATGCTGACATTAATCCTACCAATCACAAGATCTTAGCTGCAGGACATCCTGCATCGGGAGCACATGGTAAGGATTTATTCGCTGGTTGTGGACATTTCTTCATGACGAATTACTTATTAAAAAAGAACCACCTTGAACCTATTAACTGGAGCACAAATGAAAATAGCAATAATTGACCTGGATTCTGTTTGTTTCGCTATTGGTCATCCCAATAAAGTATTAGACGAATTTGGTAACCCTGTAAAGCAGGATGGTAAGTTTGTCTATTATGACAAAACTCCAGAAGAGATGAAACAGGCTGCAGACTATGCAATGCGTGCAATCTGTGAAGGATCAGGAGCAACCCACTACATTGCATATATGAAGGGTAAGGAAACTACAGTAAGTAGGAAAGCCATTAATCCTGAGTACAAAGCAAACAGACCAACCACATCACCATGGTGGTGGGCAACTGTTCAGAATGATTTATTCACTCGATGGAACGCTCACTACGTCAATGATATTGAAGTAGACGATGCTGTTAACATTACCAGGAAGAAGCTTAAAGACTCCTTTATTTGTGCTATTGACAATGACCTGTTAGGTCTTGAAGGTACACATTACAACTGGAGAAAGAATGAGTGGGTGACAGTTACTGAAGCTGAAGCCAACAAAAAGTTCTGGACAGATATGATTGCAGGGCAATCAGGTGATAACATCAGAGGAATACCAAAGAAGGGAACTAAATATGCTGAAAAGCTGTTTGCAGACCCTACTTATTATGACATGGTGTTCACCTATCCTGAGCTGGTGTTCAGGGCTTATCTGGAACATTTTGGCACACATGATGGGGTAAAGGAATACTACAAAAACTACATGAGCCTCAAAATTCTTGATGATTTTCCGTATTTCAACATCCCACAACCGATTGAATTCAAAAAAGAAACCCTATTTTCATGAAAGCCATCAACATTGAACCATTAAAGAATAATGAAGTTGCACCTCCTCTAATTCTAGGCCAGGAGTATTCACTCCTAAATACTTACAAGTGTAAGTGTGGTCAGGAACACTTTGACGTAGGATTAGTGTCAAAATACAGTTTTGTCAGGTGTTACAAGTGTGGAAATCATCTCCCAAATGGGGATAAAATTCACTGGTGTCACCCTACAAGATTTGAGGTGTAAAAGCCTGATATATTAGTATTGTTTAATTAACTAAAAAGATTGATTTTTGTACCCTTGTTTTCTACCTTGCACTTCTCAAACACTTATTTTCAATCATGCAAACTAAGAGAAGTATCAATTTATGTAGCATCTACATATTACCGTTGATAGGTGTAAACTCAACCAGTTTTGGTGTTGGTAATTTCATCACCAGTTGTATTAGTACCGAAGGAGAGTACTTAGTGGTAGCTTTAAAACAGCTAAACACTATTGCTACCCAGAATCCTTTCTACAAATTTAATTTTGAGAAAGATGGTACCATTTACACTGTGTTTAAATTGCCTCCAGAACTGAAGGAAACTGTGGAACTTTTCAGAGAGGGAAAGTATTCTAAGTTTCCAGATGCTGTTAAAAATCAGATTCGCAAGAAGTCTGGTTTACGGTATAAGGTTGCACAGCCCGATGGTAGTTTTCGTAGTGCGAGAGAGCTTCTGGCATTAGACAGAGACAAGGAACTCAAGAAAGCGATAGAGAAGGAGTTATCAAACCCAGGATCACCAGTGAAATTACCTGATGATGCTGAATTAGTCAGTGTTCCTATGGAACATGACTTCTTTGAACTCAACTTATCCACACAGATTAGTTAATTAAACAGTATTAATATGGTAGAACAACTCAGGAATCCAATCACCAATGAAGTAGTAGACGAAATAATTAAGGAAAAAGAAGCGAAAGAAAGAGGATATTTCGATCTGCAGTTTCTCCTTAGAAACCTGGAAGATGAAAACGAATTCGTTAAATTCTTCATTGTTAATAAGAAGAAAATCATTGTGGATATGGACAGACCTCACTTGCAATACAGAAAACCAGTTTTAGTCAACCATGAAAGGGTACTTCAAGAAACATCGCAAACAGCGGAAGCTCCTAACCTTCCTCGTGTTTCTGCTGCTCCTGCTTGTAGTATTGACGATGAAGGTTGCACAAGCTGCAGTGGATAATGGATAAAAAGAATTACCAACAAGCTATCAGGTATGCGATAAAAATGAGTGATAATTATCATTCCAAAGATTTAGTACATGATGCTTTTCTGCGTTGGTATAATAAGACTGGGAATGATCTTTTTGATCAACCTCTTGGAACTATTCTAAGGGTTGTAAAGAATGTTAAGCGTTCTGAGTATAGTAGTAAAGGATTTATGTTTGATGGGGTAGTCTATCCCAAGACATTTATTCCTCTTGATGATCCTGAGCAAAACTTTCAGCTAACCACTGAACGTAGTCCAGAATACATGCTACTGTCTAAAGAAATCTTCGAACAAGTTCAGAAAGGTCTAAGTGAATTTGATCATAAAACTTTTACCTCCATGGTAGAAGGCTACCTGATAAAAGAAATAACGGAATTACAAAATAGAAGTGGCGTTACAATGACTGCTTCTGTTAAACGAATAAAAGCTCAAATTAATAAAGTACTCAGTGCCCAATAGGGCACACGTGCGGGGTAGTTTAAGGGCAGAACCAAAGACTCATAATCTTTAGACGGCAGTTCGACTCTGCCCCCCGCACCTAGGTTTTTACACGTAGTTTTCCCATGATTATTGACGGGCTGTTACAAGAGGCTTGCCTAACGTTAACCCCCATTGTATTAATTCCTATGATGAATGAGGCTTCATTCCGTCAACTGACCATTTAACGGTCCACCGCACGGTCATACCCTCTTAGTATTTATAGCGAGTTGTAATGCACAATAATTTAATTAACTTGTCCAAGGAAGGCCAGGCTTCTGTTTTTAATCATTATTAGTTTTAAGTTAAAAGGTTAAAAGGTGGGAGTGACTAAGCTCCTGCCTTTTTTCGTTTAACAACACCCCAATTAACATGAAAATACTTATACTGGGAGACATTCATGGAAGAACCTCCTGGAAAAGAATTGTAGCTAAAGAAGATGATGCAGAACTAATAATCTTTTTAGGAGATTACGTAGATTCTTTTGATGTTCCTCCTTTAACTCAACTTGACAACCTCAACGATATTATCAACTTTAAGAAAAGTTACTCGCAAGCTGAAGTAATCCTACTTACAGGAAATCACGATTACCATTACATGGACAACTTTACTCAAGACACGTATTCAGGGTATCAACCTAAGATGTTTACAGCTTTCAGAACAGCATTTAAGGATAACGAGAAGCTGTTTCAAATGGCTTATCTTGATAAGTACAATAACATTTACTGTCATGCTGGTATAACTGAATCCTGGTTACGTGAAGTTCAAATAACTTCTACTGATCCTAAAGTAGTAGTTGATTCAATTAATGAGTTATTTCACACTAAACCTAACAAATTCAAGTATAACCCTAGTGACAGAAGTGGTATTGGTGATAGTGTATGGCAATCTCCTATTTGGGTTAGACCTAACTCACTTTACAAGGATAAATTTCCTTATTTCCAAATTGTAGGACATACTCAAGAAGGACAACCAGTAACTATTGCTAAAGCCAAAAGGCAAGGGTTTATTGTAATAGATTGCTTAGAAAATGGATTTTACTTAACTTGCGAGAATAGTGAGTTAGAAACTAAAAGACTATGAAACCCATCGATACAAAGTATATACATTTCTGGAAACGGGAATTGTCATACGAAGACCTTGAAGCCTGGTTAGACAAAACCAAGCTCTACAACAAAAAGATCTGGCTAATACTGCTGGAAGAAAAACTAAGAAGAAACGAATCTTAACATAAACTACTTAATTCAAATGTCCTTTCTGGTTTATTGACGTTTTCCAGGATGAAGTAAAAGAACCTGCTCACACGAGTCAGAGATGTAGCCTTGACAAACTACAGTAGTTTTCCTTTTTATGAAGTACCTTATCCTCATCGTGCTGCTCACAGCATGTTCCCAAAAAACAAACACCCCGCACAGAAGTGTGGATGACAGATACAAACAATACGAAACTAAACAACTATGAAAGAATTAAATTTAACTTCACTTGAGAAGTCTGACATTAAGTACAAGATTAGTCAATTTCCTGATGGTCAGCAGGACGTAACATTACTTGATCCTGAAGCTCTTGAAGATGAAGAAACCCAGATTTCCAGCAGGTTTAACTCTTTCAGAGATCTCGAACTAATCGCCTGTGCTGCTTACGCTCTTAAGAGAGCTGGAGCAGCCTGGATTGGATTATTCATTCCCTACGTGTTAGGAGCAAGATCAGACATTCAGTTTCAACGTGGAGGAACCAGTTACCTGGTAGACATTATTGCTCCATTCCTCAACTCATTACCTGTGAGCAGGATTACTGCACTGGATGTTCATTCTCCTATTGCAGCAGCCTGTATCCACAATTTCCATGATGTTTCCAGTACTAACTTTGTAGAGTCTATTCTTTGGACACTTTATCCAAAAGGTAGTGATAATTTCTACATTGTATCCCCCGATGCTGGAGCATTTAAGAAGCTACATAAACTAGCTGACAAGATTGAATACAACAGGGAAATCATTATCTGCAGTAAAGCAAGATCAGTAGAAGGCAAGTTAACGGATACTCGTGTACCGCTAGATTTGAAGCACTCAGCTTCAGACTTGTTAATCATTGATGACATCTGTGATGGTGGAGCAACCTTCCTTAACATTGCAAAAGAAATTAAGAGAGCTGGAACCCATAAGGGTAAGCTTTACTTGATTGTAACTCATGGAATCTTCTCAAAAGGATTCAGCGAGTTAACTCAGTACTTTGACGGTATCTTCTGTACTAATTCTGTAAAGGATTTAGGTACGGACGATGTAAATAAAATTCATCAATTAAACGTTATTTAACATGTGTTTAGAACTTATTTCAGAGCGTAAAATCGCTCAAAGACCTATCTTGGTCTATAAATCAGGTTGGAAGTATACTGACCATAATGGACATGGTACTAAGTTTGGCTGTAAATACAGAGGCATGTATGAATACAAAGAAGGCCCAGCTCCGTTAATAAATCCTTTTGGCCCTGATTTCAGATTTCACCCGTTACAAATAGACGAAGGCTATCATAGTTATGCAAGCCTTTGGTCATGTTTTTTCAGACGTGGTGGATGTGATGTTGGGTTGTTTATCATTCCTAAAGGCGCTGCTTATTATACAGGTAAGAATCATGACTTGACTGATGGTTATGCTTCTGATTCAATTACTTTTGTAGGATTCTTTTCCCCACTAAACTATCTCAAAACATTATGGAATACAATGAAATAGACGGGGATCTTATCAAACTTGCTAAAGAAGGTAAGTTTGATGTTATTGCTCATGGCTGTAATTGCCAGTGTGTGATGGGTGCTGGTATTGCTCCTCAAATGGCTAGAGCTTTTGGTGCTGATAAGTTTTCTATGGAGGGTGCTGAGTTCAGAGGAGACATTAACAAACTTGGCACTATCGATTATCAACTTTGGAAACCAGAGGTTAGTATTGGTAAAGTAGTCTACATAGTCAACGCCTATACCCAATTTGACATCATGGGTAGAAGAAGTGGTCAGATTGATCTCGATTATGAAGCTTTAACTCTTTGTATGAGAAAGATGAACCATATCTTTAAAGGTAAACACATCGGTCTTCCTCAGATTGGATGTGGATTGGCTGGAGGTAAGTGGGAGATCGTCAGAAACATTATTCAAGCAGAGTTGTTTGATTGTAAAGTAACTATTGTAAACTATAAACCATAACACTATGTGTTTAAATATCAAAAAGGATCAGCAACCTCAAATAGCTGAAACAAACATCGCCTGTTATAAAGAGTTAAGGAAGGGTAATCTTAGTGAGAACCACGGTTATGAGTACATAAAAGGACAGGATAATCCTACTATAGTATTGACTCCTATTACAACTCCTTCTCTTTTCTCTGGTAGCAGGCCACGTTTAGAAAAAGGCTACCATTCTTACGTTCCAGATGCTTATAGACGTTATCATAGCCACTTATTTATTATTCCAGCAGGTGCTGAATATTACATCGGTGGTATAAATGATCATCCTATAGCTCAAGATGGTTATACTTCTAACAAAATTATTTTTGCTGGTAAGAATAACTGGTGGAACAGATTCTGGCAGGGTAGGAAGTATGGTGTTAAATTTTATCCAAAAGAAGAGTTAAAATACGACATATGAACCCACTACTATTAACGGACTTTTATAAAGTCCACCACAATAAGATGTATCCAGATGGTATGACTTTACTCTACTCTAATTTTACTCCCAGAAAGAGTAGAATCCCTGGAGTAGATAAAGTTGTATTCTTTGGATTACAGCACTTCTGTCTTGAATATTTGATTAAGGCTTTCAACGATGAGTTTTTTGGTCATAACTTAGAAAAACATCTTGTATTAAGTGACAGAGAGTATTCCCAAGAAGGTAAAGTCAACTTTCTTAAGCGAGACGTAGTTGAGGAATACAGGAAGCACATTGGAGTAGACACTAAACACATTGAAGCTTTGTGGGACTTAGGTTACCTTCCTATCGAAATCAAGGCAGTTCCAGAAGGTACTTTAGTTCCTATTGGAGTACCTTGTTTCACAATTAAAAACACACATCCTGAATTTGCCTGGTTAACCAATTATTTGGAAACCCTGATTTCAGCTATGATGTGGCAACCAATCACTTCAGCAACAATCGCTTATGAATACAAAAAACTTCTTACTAAGTACGCACTTGAAACAACTGGAAGCGCAGACTTCGTTCAATGGCAAGGCCATGATTTCTCTATGCGTGGTATGTCTTCTGTTGAGTCCGCTATTCTATCTGGTATGGGTCACTTATTATCTTTTACAGGAACTGATACCATTCCTGCCATCTACCAATTGGAAGCATCTTACGGGGCTAACGGTCTCATCGGTGCTAGTGTTCCTGCTACTGAACACAGTGTCATGTGTATGGGAGGATTTGAGGATGAAATGAAAACCTTTGACAGGCTTTTACAACTCTATCCTACTGGTATTCTTTCTGTAGTATCTGATACCTGGAATCTTTGGGAAGTTATTGAAAAATACTTACCTTTGTTGAAGGATAAGATATTAGCCAGAGATGGTAAATTAGTTATTCGTCCTGATTCTGGTGATCCTGTTGATATTATTTGTGGTAATGAAGTCTATAATTCAATAGAAAAATTTGAATCTTATAAGAATGATAATAACAGACAACCCCAAAATAAAGGTGTAATAGAACTTCTTTGGGATATATTTGGTGGAACTTATGTAACAGGAAATGATGGAAAACAGTATAAACAACTTGATAGCCATATTGGGGCTATTTATGGGGATTCTATTACTTTGGACAGGGCTAAGCAAATATGTGAAAGGCTTCAAGCAAAAGGATTTGCTAGCACAAACGTTGTACTTGGCATTGGTTCTTATACTTATCAGTATAATACTCGTGATACTTTTGGCTTTGCTATGAAAGCTACTTATGGTGAAGTCTTAAAAAATCCAAAAGGCTTTACTAAAGTAACTGTTGGTAAGATTGGTGAAGAAGTATCTACTACTGTAGACTTTGATCCTAACAATGAAGCACACAGAGCAGTACTTAGATCTAACTACAAAATTTCTGGTAGTGATACTATGATAGAAGCTAGAGAAATCTGGAAAGATCCTATTACTGATGATGGTACTAAGAAGTCTAAAAAAGGCTTGTTAAGAGTAGAGATGGGTAATGACGAGCTTCGAGTGTTTGACCAGAGAACTTGGGAACAAGAATCTGGAGGAATGCTTCAAACAGTATTCAAAGATGGTAAGCTAGTTAGAACAACTACTTTACAGGAAATAAGAGAGAGGTTAAGCGTATGAAAAATCCAATTGTAAGATTCTTTATTATATTCGCAGGATTGTTGTTTCTTTTGGAGTTGTATGTACGAGTAAGTACACTTGCAAAGGGAGGAGCAGAATCTCCTATGATGTTTATTATATGTGGTTTCGGGTCATTAATTGCTGCTGTACTCATACCATATATTAGAAGCAATCTTGATTAACCAGGCTGGCTCCCTCAAACTTATAGGGGTATCGCAATAATTAACTATAAGTGTCGTCAAGGCGTACCTTGAACAGCTTAAGCAATGAAAGGGGCTTAATAAAGGGGGCGAATGCTCTCATGGCGGAAATGGTAGACGCGAGGGACTTAAAATCCCTTGGGGGAAACCCCGTGCAGGTTCGAGTCCTGCTGGGAGTACAAACAAAACGTTAAAACTATGGTAAACAACAAAGAACTAATCAAACCCTTGTTGACTTTCCCCCATGAGCACATTTTCTACTTCGTCCAAATCCTGCAAAGGAAAAAGGACCATCAGGGAACTGCTCTGGGTGGAAGCAACAACAATTCAAGGCTTATTAAAGCCTACTACATCACTTCTGTAGAAAAATTAGAAGTACATTGGGAAGAAATGGTCAAACTTGCTGAAGTTTTCAATGCAAGGGTATCTATTAATCTCAATCCTCGTAACTTTGAGAAAGCAGGTTTTCAGGTAATGCAGAAGATTGCTAATCAGATGATGAACAAAGATTATTACGGAATACGTAAAGCTTATGATTCTATCTGTGGTGAGTATCATTCTGAGATTGATAAGCGTTGGTTGATTGATATTGACAAGGAGGATATGGATAAAAGAGCCAGGATCTATGAAGTTATTAACTTCCTTCAGAATCTTAGTGATAATGTAAAGTTATCTGAGAAGAAGTACAAGATCTTAGCTGAAATTCCTTCCAGAACTGGTTGTCATATCATCACACAACCTTTCAACCTGATGGATTTCCACAAGGAGTTTCCATCAATTGAAATCCACAAGAACAACCCAACAAACCTGTATATTCCATGAAATACCTGGGAAAGAAAGTTAAAGTACAGGTCCCTGAACGAGGGAATGACACAAAACCTACTGGTAAGTTAATTACTGTAGTAGGTACTTGCGAGCTGGAACCTACTACTAACAGCATATTTGGAGTACCCTTCTATACTGTAGTAGACAGGATGCCAGTATTATTAAATTCACTAAACGAAATCGAACTAGTATGACAGACTTCATTAATAACCATAATGGTTACTTTGTCCTTTTGCTATTCCTAGCACCATTGTGTTTCGCTGGATTGCTGGGATTCATTTACATTTCAGTTAACTTCAGGCACCTCAAAAAAGCTATAAAGTAATGGAATGGTTTACAAGCGACACACACTTCCATCACAAGAATATTGTGCGTGGAACAGCAGAATGGGAAGACAAATCAGCTTGTCGTCCCTTTGAAACACTGGAAGAACACGATGATAGGCTTGTTGAAAACTTTAATAAGCTCATCATGTCTAATGATACTATCTATCATGATGGAGACTGGTCTTTTGGTGGGTTTGACCAAATTGAAGAGTTCTGGCAACGTTTAAATTGCAAGAATATCCACTTGATCCTTGGGAACCACGATCATCATATTGAGCGTAACAGGGACAACATTCAACGGCTCTTCAAATCAGTACAGCACTATAAGGAAATACGTATCCATGGAGTTGATATTATCCTCTGTCATTATGCAATGAGAGTATGGAATAAGTCTCATAAAGGCTCCTGGATGCTGTATGGACACTCTCATGGCACGCTGGACGAAATGACACCACACATTGCTAATCCTACATGGATTGGAGACCAGTACTATATCAAGAACTGGAGAACAATGGATATTGGTGTAGACACTAACGTATTTTTACCCTACTCTTTTGATGAGATTTACACTCGATTAGTTAATCGGGACATCTTACTGGGAGTAGATCATCATTCAACTAAAACAAATCCCTAATCATGAAATTTACAAACATCAAAAAAGGAGAAATCCTTTCTACCACAATGTATGTGGAAGTTTTAGCCAAGGACGGTACTTCTATAAAAGTACGTGACTCGAATAAGAACGAGTTTACTGTTCAGGGAAAAGGTCTTATCGAAAAGACCATGAACTCCAATTCTCAGTATGAGAATGAGATGAAAGTCAACAGAACACAAGCTGTTGAAGCGCTCTTAACTGCTGGTGATACTGTATTTACAGTAGAATTCACCAAGGCAGATGGTACTGACCGTGTCCTTGTAGGACGCCTGGTTAATACTGAAAACCACATGGGACGTAGCAATGTAGAAGATCTGTTAACTACAGATGCACACAGACTGCGTCAGGTTGACCATAGAACCATTAAGTCTCTCATTCTGAGAGGCGTTAAGTACACCGTAAAGAAGTAATCATGTATCACAACGTAAGAGACAAGTATGGTCGGTTCTCTTCTAAGAAGAAGACCACCAAGAAAACAAGGAAGACAGCTTCTAAACCAAAAAGCACTCCACACATTTTGAGTGTGTTTGTTTTGGATGACTCTGTTAGTATGTCACCTAAAGTATTTCCAACCATCAATGGTTTCAATGAGGTATTAGCTTCTGGTAAGCTGGATGCTGTAAAGAACAATGTAGTTTTACATGAGTATCTTTCCAAATTTGGTAGCCCAGGTAACAACACCTGGCAGCAGAATGTAGAAGCGTTAACAAACTCTTCTTATCGTCCTGGACAAGGTAGTACTGCACTTTGGGATGCTGTAGGTTTTGCTATGAAAAAGATTGAAGAAACACTTCCGGTACTTCCTAAAGATACTCAGGTTCTTTTAACTATCTTTACTGATGGTGAAGAGAATTCAAGTCGAGTTTGGAATAATGATTTGATTAAGAATCGTATTCAACAGAAACAAGCTGAAGGATGGACTATCACCTTTATTGGTGCTGGTGACGAAGCTGAAGTTCAAGCAGTAGCTCAAAATGTTGGTATCTTTGCGACCAATACTATGAGTTATGCTAATAACTCTGCAGGTACTCAAGCAGCATTTGCTTCTGTCGCTAGATCTCGTTCTTCTTACACTAAAAAAGTGTCTCAAGGAGAAGCAGTTACTGACGGATTCTTTGCGAAATAATGTTAAACGAACGACAAGTTAGAGCTTTGCTGATACAGTTAAAGGGTAGGGTAATACCTACCCAAACTGTGGATACAAAGTGTATTGGCCCTTTCAGACTTTATCTTCAATAAGATGTTAAGATTTATTATCTTCCTGTTGGTACTAGCAGTAATTTATTTGGAAGTTGTTCTATCCCCAAGAATAAGAATGACGAGAACCAAGAAGGTCCTGCTTTTCTATAATGGAAAAGATAATAGCCGACCTTATATAATTCTATTCCAACTATGATCAACGAACTAGCTGCTAAAGCACACGAAAATCAGATTGCAAAAGGCTTTGTAAAACAAGGAACATCCAGAAACTTTGGTGAGTGTATCGCTCTAATCCATTCTGAAATATCAGAAGCTTTAGAGGGACACAGAGAAGAAGTAAAGGAACCTGGTTTTGGAGAGAAGTTTGCAATAGACAAAGAAATCAAAAACATTATCTCTACAAAAGAATCTACGCCTATTTATGACCAGTTTAAGAAATGTCCTGGTTTTGAACTTGCAGATGCTATGATCAGAATTATGGCTACCGCTGAAGAACATGGAATAGAAGACCTGGAGTGGTATATTATCACTAAGATGGAATACAATTCCAAGAGACCTTACAAACACGAAAAAGCATACTAATGGCACTACTGAAAACTCCTAAAGAGAAGTCACTGGATATTCCAGGTTTCTTCTCTTTATTGTTAAACTCGATCACACAAGCTCATATCTTTCATTTACAAACCAATTCCTATGCTGCACATAAAGCATTGGGAGAATACTACGCAGCTGTAGAAGACCTTACTGACAAGTTAATTGAAGCCTACCAAGGCTCTCATGAGATTGTTAAAGGATATTCTCCAGCTGAGTATTCTGACATTAAAGACCCTATTGTGTACTTTGAAGCTTTACTAAAAAGTGTAGACTCCAGTTCTAAGCTTTTTACAGAGTCTGATATGCTCAATATTGTAGATGAAGTTAAAACATTAATCAAACAAACAATTTACAAGTTAGAAAACTTGAAATAGAGAGAAATCCTTGGTGAAAAGCTTTACGCTTGAGTCAGGGCGGGGGTTAGCTCAGTTGGCAGAGCGGTCTCCTACAAGGGACAGGTCAGTGGTTCAATTCCATTACCCTCAATAATTTATAGTTAGATTGGATACCCTCATAGCTTCGGCTGTGGGGGTATTTTTTTTCTAACTTAATGCATAATCTAGCAGGTAATACAAGGATAGAGTCACCATGAATGTCCAGAACTTAAGCAGGAGCGTTCCTGGTGGAGTTAACCTTGAATAGACTTTGGTATCCCATGCAGAATCTTCTTCTTTATCTGTACTTCCATCGTAGTCAATGTAGAAAATGTTCTTTCCTACTAATAGATTACGTAAGTAGTCAAACAGTAAAAAGTGTGTACCTATACAAAGGGCAACGGATTGCCAGAAGTAAGGTATTACACTTATTCTCCAGTCAATGAAGGATACCAGTAGACCACCAGCTACAGCGTAAGCTAAGCTTTTACGGTGATCTACCCCTATTCCTTTCTTCTCAGTTCTCGCATCAAAGATTGCTTTTGCAATTGGTATAATCAGGAAGATCAAGTTGATCCACTGAAATGGGTAGTCTGAAACTATCCCAAAGATGTTAAATTCATTCATTATCGTTGTCCTCTTGTTATAAGTCTGATTTTAGTATCCAAATCTTCTAACTGATCTAATGCCAGAATAGGCTTCAGATCGTGTAGAATCTTAATATCTCCTTTGCCTGGACCAGATTTGTAGCGATCCAGTTCATCTCCTGTAGCAATAGCGCCTAAAGCATCCATACCATGGTAAGTAACCTTCATCAAGTCACTTACTGTTCTCATTGTTACAGTAGGAGATCTTAATACATCCCATGCAGTCATAGGGTTTAAGAATGTCATCATTTCTCGTCTGATACGTGCTAACATGTACAGAGGGTAGCTATCGTCATCATCCCCACTTAAAGCAGCCATCAGGATTACTGAAATACCAGCGATTAAGTATAGTTCTACCAGACTCTTTCTGATATTAGCCTTCCTCATGTTGATCAGCTGTTCTTTTTCCTCTTCAGGTAGTGCTAATTCATTAGGGTGTAGTAGCATTTCAGGATCAGCTACTCCCATCCATGTAAGTACACGAAGAGAATCCAGTGTTCCTTTGAAGAACCCATTCTTAGGGTTGTACAGGTTGTTAAAGGTTACTAACGCTGAGATATAGTGTCCTTCAATTTCTTGCTGGAACCTCTCATCATAGCGCTTTAATTGCCATCTTGAGTTAAATCCAGGAACTAACCAGTTACGCATGAATAACACTAGCTCTCCACCAATGGTTTCTTTAATACCTGGAGAATCAGACTTGTTGTAGTTACCGTTCATGAATTGGTAAAAACGAAGAGTGTAATCGCGTATCTCATTAATGTCAGAAGATGTCAAAACCTTCTTACCTTTATACGTGTAACCAGGCTCTAAACCTATAGACCCATTCATTTCTACTTTTAGCGCATCATATAAGGATACTTCCTTACCTTCAGCGTCTACAGCTGGGAATCTGCGTAATACAGCTCCTAAAGCAGTTGAAGCAAGCTTGAATTCCGCCATATCTCCTAATCCTCTTGCGATCTTAGGCAGTACAGTTCTCATCCAGTTAGTGTCTACCCCAAGGTCGTTAACAGGTCTTGCGTTATCCATAGGGTTAAAGTACATGAAGACACGACCAAACTTAGTCTTCTTCTCTCTACGTCCCATATCAGCAATAGCCTCATTCGCTACAGAAGCAGATAGTTTCTGTCCTGCTATGTACTGAGCACGGGTAATAAAGTTTCCGCCAATAGCTTCTTTCATCATGGTTAATTCTCCCATACCTAAGTTGGTCAAAGGAATAGCAAAGTTACCAAGTAACATTCTCATTCCAGTGAATCTTATTAAAGTATCAACAGTCTTACGAATGTCAAATCTAACCCCAGCTACCTTAGCTTCCCCAGCGTCTTTCTTGTACTGTCCGTACATATGTCTTCTGGCTAATACTTCTACTGCTTTATAAGCATTAGACTCAGCTCCAGACTTAGTCTGTACTAATCCTGTTTCTGGATCAGATACTGCAGTTCTCTCACGAGTCAAGAATGAAGCCAGACCAGGATAATCTACTCTCTTCTTGGAATCTACTACTTCACGATCTTGTAATTGACCTTTAATCAATTCCACATCAGCAAGAATCTTCTCCATCTGAGCGTATCTGTGCATTTCGTTCATGAATACACCTACTGAAGTAGCTACGTCTAATGTTACTTCTTTAGTTGTAATTCTACCATCCATACCATCCTGTTTAGCTACAAAGCGCACAGGTAAGTAATTCATAGGTTTACCACTCTCGTCTACAGCTCTGAAGTCTGTTTCATCATATCTTCTACGAATAGAATCTAAAGCTTTTTCTTTAAGTACACCTAATCCACCGAACCCTTCTGAGGTTAATGCTTCCATAATTCCTCTCTGGATGGATGGAATACGTAATCCTGGGCGTGTAGATACTTGCTTAATTGCTTCCTGTGAATGTAAGTACCCTAACACAATGGTTTCATAGAACTGTCTCAAAGGATAATCCTTATCTGTCTTTTTGATAGACAGGATAGCTTTTCCTTCCTGTGAAGTAGGATCTACAAATTCCACCCCATTGCTGTTTAGCTTTAAGGTGTTAATGTTAAGGATAGGCTTAAACTTGTCAGCTACTGATCCAATAGATTTACCTTGAGATATTAACCAAGCTTCGTATTCTGTAAGAGCTTTTGCTATTCCTACAGGTCTGTAGTACATTACTTTAGACTTCCAATACATTTTAGGCTCTCCCTTATCATCATAGATAGGCTCACCATGTACTGTAGACATCTGATCCTTTATTTTATAGATCACCTTTACTTCAGCACCAGGCTCCTGGTTATACAGATCTTTGTTTGTCAAACGATCTGCTTCAGCTTCAGCAGCTTTAATCAATTTATGAACACTCTGTACTCCTGCATCTGTAGTATCAATACCAGCATCTAAGTTTCTGTCTGACCATGAAATGTCTCTGTCAGCTATTTCTAACTGATCCAGTAACTTCTCCATAGTTAAAGCAGGGTCTTTAGAGTTCTTCTTAATGACCTCAGCTACTCTTCTTATTCTTAAACGCTTGATGTCCTGAGTAAGAATACTCACGTCAGAACGTAATGTGTCAAATTGCTTTAACAATATTTCAGAAGCTTCTTTAGTAGGAGCATAGTCTTCAGGAGCTAGTCTCAATTGATTGCTTAGACTATCTAAAAGATCATAAGACTGCAGCTGTTCAATAATGTGCCATAAGGTCTCAGAGTTTATCTTCTCTGGATTAGCAGCCATCTTACCATAAGCTGTTTTTAAAGCAGCTACTTCTTCATCTACAGTTAAAATGTAACGAGCTAAAGCCTGGTTCTTCTTATTCTTAGCTAATTCCTCCAGCGTGTCAATATTCTTTCCTGTCTGTACAGCTTCTATCTTCTTACCTTGTTTCCATAACCTGTCCTCTCTTGCTTTAAGAGTAGACAGCATTTGTTCGAGCAAGGAAATTCTCTTTCTCTGAGGAGCAGCTTTTTCAGCAAAGGGATACATTCCACTTTCCTTATAAGATTGTAGCTCTTCAGTAGAGTCGAGGATAGAATAGTACTGATCTAAAGCCTTTTCATAAGCTTCTTTCATTCCTAATAACTTACGGAAGAATCTAAGGAGACGACTCCATAGGTCTGTCTTTTTAAGCTTCGCTCTGAATTCTTTTTCAGAAGCCAGACGTGCTACAAATTCGAACTTGTTTTCAAGACCTGGAATTACTCCTAATCTGTCAACAGCTTCCTTACGTATTCTTTCGATATTGATAGCAAAGTTCTTCTGTTCTGGAGTTACAGGGTTTGACAGTACACCTACAGAGTATGCGTGGTTCAATTCGTGAGCTATAATCATTCTCATTTTAGAGTCTGATTCTACTGCTCCTTTAGGGTTGAACTGCAGTGCTGCAATAGGCTGTCCATCGACAAAAGTAACTTTTAACTGTCCTAATGCTTTCTTAAGCTCTACTAACTGTACAGGGATGTTATTTACTTTATCAACGTTGTTCAATAACCTCTGCAAGTTTTCTTTTAACTCTACATCTACCTCATTCTCCAGTAAGTTGTTCAGAAGCTGTTCTACTTCCATATTCTCACTGGTAATGTACTTACTTAAGAATGGATTCATACCCTCTTCTCCCAGTAACTGGAATTCTTTTACTGTTCCAGGTTTAGTAAATGGTACAGGTACTCCTGAATCTTTATTGATCGGGTGTTGAGATTTTTTATCTCCTGTATAACTTACTTCAAAGAAGCTTCTAGGCTCTCCAAGAGGTTGCACTTCTTTAAAATGCAGTTTATTTGCAGGATTACCCTCATACAGTCGGTATTTCTGAGCAGTTTCATCCCAGAGCCTGATGTACGCTGGTAGTATTCTTCCTCTACCTTGTCCATTTAATGGATGGTTTTTAGGAAGAGTGAACTCACTCACATGAGTATCTACAGCTTTTATATCGATCAGGTTATTTGGTTTCTTAGGATTGTAATACACTTCAGGAAACTTCTCTAACTGCATAAAGTTGTGACGTACAAAGTTTCTGGTGAAACCTTCAGAATCAATACGTGTAGCAGATTCTCCTGTTTCATTAGGTAACAGTCCAGACAGTAAAGCTTTGTGCTCTTCAGCTAAACCATTCTGTACCCAGAACTGTACTGGAATAACATCAGTAAATGATCTTGTATTGTATCCAAATCCAGAGCTGTAGATAGAGAATCTTACCAGGTCAACTGCCAAGGTTCTGATTTCAGCTTCTGGAGAAGTTAATAGAGTCCACCATCCCTGAGTTACTCTGGTCTTGTTGATGTTCTTGTTAGTATTTGTTAATCCAATCATCTGTACTCCGTCTTTCTTAGAAGGGTACACTCTTAAAGAGCTGATTAAATCATTCTGTTTTAAAGAAGGATACTTACCGATAAGAGATTCAATATACTTCCAGATAGACTCAGTATTTGATAAGAACTTCCAACGGGTAGAGTAATTTGGAGCAAGCTTGTTCAGTACTGGTCCAATTCTTCCGTTACCTTCAAACATGTAGAAGTCCATGAAGTTATTGATTGTGGAGATAAGCTCTTTGTCAGTTAATCTCTCGATACCCATAGAAGCAGCTACGTAATCCTGAGCATTCTTGTAAGAACGGTTTCCATAAGGGAAGAATTCATTAGCCAGTTTTAAGGCATCATAAATACCGTAATTATAGAATGCAGCAAGGCGTCTTGCTTGTTTAGGAGCTTTGTTCAAGTCAAATAAAGCTGGATCTAAGAAGATCGCATTGTCAGGGTTTGTAACATCCTCTAATTGGTTAAGAATAGATTGAATGGCTTCTACACCTGTCATGTCCTGGAAGGTATCTACAGATAACACGTTGTTGATCTTGCTCATTAATGAAGCAGTTCTCATGTAACGTGTGAAATCAAACAGAACCTGAGCTTGTTGTTCAGCATTCTCTAATGAGTTCTCCATAGGGTTTACCAGCTCTGTAGCTAACAATTCTCTACGTCCTTTACCATCTTTTAATTCTGTGAATCTAGCGCTGATAATAGGATGAGCCAGTAATAAAGCTTCTAAGGCTTTGTCCTGGTTAGAATCCTCAATGTTGTAATGGTTCATCCACTCTCTTAAAACAGGTTGCATCATGAAGTCAGAAACTGTCTTCATATTTATACCCATCATCGTCAGATACCCTTTTAAAGGGGCTGTAACTGTGGTTACGTTAAGATCAGCTAAAATAGGGTCTTTAGCAGCATCTAATGCAGCTGATTGATCTTCAGAGATGTTACCAGAGATGAGGATTCCAGCATCGTCATATTTTCTACCCAGCTCATCAAATTTGTATTCAGGGTTGTAAGCTGATCTGATGTTAATGTCTGTAGTAGGAGATACATAGATGTAATCCTTGATTGTCTGCAGTAAGTCATGGGCAGTAGAGAATCTTGAGAAGATACCAATCATTCTCTTAGCGTGCTTATTCTTTTCTTCAGCTTCCATGTCAGTTGCTGTAGAAAGTAATGAGGTAGAAGACTCATCCTGTATTCCGTAACTATCTTTAATAGCTTTCAGTGTAGGAGAAGCTAAAGGTTTTAGCATTTCCTGAACGTGTTCTTTATTAGTTAACACAGCCCATGAAATGTCGAACATCTTATTCGATACTGCAGCTTTATCTACTTTACCTTCCTTGTTTAGTACTCTACGTAGTAACTGAGTCTTATCCACGTCAAAGTCAAGACCTTGTTGTATTGTTAATTCACCAGGAACCATAACCACATTACCCATAGAAGGAGGCAGTACCATGGCTACCCTTACAGGTACCATAGAACTCTTATCTGAGGTAGGAATACGATAAGCAATCATTTGTAATGCTTCCTTCTGGTTCTCGTTTAAGCTCTCCCATCTGATCTTGTTAGTTAAAGGATCAATGTTTTTGATCCAATCCATTCCAAGAGCTTTGAAGAAGTCAATAGGCATACCAATCTCAGCTTCTACTAACTGACCATCTTTGTTAGTAACAAAGTTCAGGTTAGAAGACTGTGCAGTAGCTGTAATACCATAATCAGCAAAGTTTACCAATGGGAAACCTGGAGATTTCTGTTTAATTATAGACTTCTTGAATATATTAGACAGGATACCAGCAAATTTCTTAGCATGTGTAGGGAATCCTAAATGCAGAGTAAAGTCAGCCAGATCACTATTCTGTTGAACTAAATCTAAAGCATCACTTAAGTTGTCACTTAAGTCTCTTGCTAACAACTGCTGTTCTAAGATTGTCTTAATTTTTAATAACTGCTTGTTTCTTTTCTTAGGTTCCTGGGAAAGAGTAAATGACTCATCAAGTCCTAACTCTTTTCTTAGCTCTTCAGAATCCTCTTTAATTTTCTCCTCCCAAAGTGCGTTCCATTCATTGATCAGTTCCTGTCCTGTTAATGTTTTATTACCAACCTGGTAATTTCCTTTTAACTCGATGTTACTTGTGATCTTCTTATTAAACTGGGTTCCAGATACAGAATTCTTTTTGGTATCAGGAACTGTCTGAGGGAAACGAATATCAGACAAGCTAATTACTCTTTTTACAGGAGGTTGTGTCAGATCGTTAGGTACTACACCATATAAACCTACTTTACATGTATCTTCAGCAGACATAATATCTACCTGATTTTCATTCATGTATTGCAACAATCTACTGTATTCCGTGTGACGCTCAGCGAACTCAGGAATAAGTACAGTCATAGAGTCTTTGAACTGCTCTTTGATCATCACTTTAGAACGATCAGGAAGAGTTACTTCCCTGTCATTGTACTGGAATGGCTTCAAAGGCTGTAATGCTATAGTTCCAGCTAGTCTTCTGTAAACGTTTGTTTGTTCAGGAGTTAATCTATCTCTCTTCGCTGCTTTGGAGATGTTAATACCGTCTTTCCAGGCGAATTGATACAGATCTTCCATCTCCTTACTCCACACTCCTTGAGCCTGAGCTATCTTTCTGTAGCCATGTACAGTAATCAAGGACTGAGCATCAGTTTTGTTAACTGTTCTGTATTTCTCTGCTATTTCTTTACCTACAAGTTCTGAAAGAGCTTTTATGTACTCGTCACTATTGGTTTTCTCAACTTTAGAGTAAATAGCTCTTGTTAACTCTACAGGAGCTTCAGGGTTGTTAAATGCTTTCACACCAGGTGTTACCAACTGGTATTGTCTCTTGTAGTAGTCTACACTTGATTTATAGAAAGCAGGGTCTCCCATAAGAGCTTTAGCCATTTCTACTCTCCAGCCAAGGTCATTGTAGAAGAATTCCTGAAGCACATCTTTGATGTCCTTGGTAATGATAGCTTCTGGCAGTTTCTCATTGTATAATCTACCTTCCCCGTCTCTTGAAACAAGACCTTTCTTTACCATGAATTCTTCAAAGCGATCATACTCGTTGGCAATGAATCTCTTGATTACTTCATCAGCTTGTTTTAAAGCATTTTCATACTCAGCTGGATTAGTTTCTCCTAAGAATAGAGAATCAGATAACCCAGTAATGCTGTTCAGTTCAGGAACAAGCAAGAAGATTCCACCACGTTTGTAAGCCTGCATTTCAAGTACTCCCTTGAACTGCTTTACTTTCTGTATTCTTTGAGCCTCTTCAAGCATAGATCTTCTTAACACACTGGTCAGGAAGTTATAAGCGCTTGCTGTTGTTGTGTATTTAGGTAATGCAATAACTGCTTGTTTTGTCTTATCAGAGAATGTTCCTACAAAGAACTTACCTATCTTACCTTCTTTCTGATTATTGAAATAATAAGTCAGACGGGTAATAGCACTGTCAGCAGGAGTTCTTTTCTCGAAATCCTTAGGGTCTTTGTCTCCTACACGCAGAGCTGAAATGAACTCTAAGGTAGTAGGGTTGTTGGTTAAGTGAGTCAGGAACTTGTTATCCTTGAAGAAGTTGTCTTGTTGTAACTTCTCGATTAAAGATAAGTCTCTGTTGTTTGCCTTGCTGATGAATTCTGTTAAATAAGAAGGTGTGTTTGTTGCATACACCTGGTTTCCAAACTCATTTAAGAACTGAGAGCCTGTAAGATCATCTACAAAGTTCTTAGATTCATTAGCCAGGTCTCCCAGCAAGCTACTGCTGTTGTCAAATGGATCAGATGTTCCATTTACAAAAGAATGTAGTAAGTTCTTTAAGCTGTTCTTTTCAGCATTGAAGAACCAATCAAAGAGTACTCTTCTCTTAAACTGTTCTCCTCTCTGTTCTAAGTCTACCCATACCTGGTTAGGGATAGATACACCCATGTCAGATAGAATACTAATGAACTCAGACTTCAGTTGTTCATAAGGTACTGGGGTCTTAGCTTTTCTGTTATTTTCGTAGTTATCCCTTGCTTTAGTTACTCTATTGTTTAATGCAGTAGCTTTAGACATAACCACAGTACCATCACTCTCGATCAGGTTCTTACGTACGGCCTCTTCTCTCCAACGAGAAATAATATCACGTTTAATTGATCCTCTGTTTGTTTCCAGGGTTTTAGCAAAAGCTCCATCCTTACCATACCCTATCTGTGCTGTGGTGTATTGGTAGGTGTATAGATTAAATTTAGTGTTAAACTCATTCTGTAACTTCACGTTTCCAGCTTTAATTTCAGCTGCAAGACGTTCAAATATTACTGTACTGATAGGGTCTTTTCCAGCCAGGTTCTGAAGTTTAGTCAAAGGTATTTCATTACCTGCCAATTTACTGCTCAGATTAGCATACGCTCTGTTGAAGTCAATGTACTTAGGAGTACCAAATACAGTCTTTTTAGTACCTGCAACTTTACCATCTACAATGTTAGGTTCAGGTATAGTAGATAAGAATAGCTTGATTCGTGTAGTTAATCCTTTAGATGGGGAAACCAGAGTATGATCTATACCGTGTACATGTTCAGCCACTTCTTCTACTTCTTCATTAATATCCTCATCTACTGAGTCATTGTCTTCAGATAGTTTAAGATCTAATCCTACTCTGAATCCCCACTTAGCGAACATACGGATTACCTCATCCTTAAATCCAACCTCAGGCTGTAGAATACCAGGTTTAGTTTCCCAACCTTCTCCAACCACACCCATGGCCTTGTATTGTTCTTCTCTTACCTTGTCTTCAAGGCTTCTTTCAGCTACAGGAATCTCCTGTATTCTATTGTAGTCTTTCTGGAAGTTCTCCTTAACTGCATTGAAATAAGCGTCCTGTTTCTTCTTATCTACAAGAAGATCAATAAAGTCTTTATCATAGGTTAATGCTTCTGCTCTGGCTAAGTTAATAACCTCGTTGGCAGTAGCCATGATAGCATCGTTCTGCTGTGCATAGCGTTTAAAGTTTGGCAACAGTCTGTACTTCTCTCCTGAAGTCTGATAGAATCTTGATCTACGTAGAGCTTCTCTTTCAGCCTTGGTTAGCTTATTGGTAGCAATGTCTTTGAATAATCTCTCAATAGGAGATTTCATTCCAAGAAGGTTTCTAATAGCTCTCCATAATCTTTCAAAGAATCCTTTAGCTTCTGCAACCTGGGGTACTTTTCTACCACCTGATAGCATGTAAGCTCTGAAGTCTTCAGCTAGTTTTTCTTCTAGTCGAATGTCACCAGTTAACTCACGGGTATCCATTCCTGTAGTTCTGAATCTTTCTAACTCTCCTCCCTGGTAATTGCTTAGGTCAATTTTTAATAAAGGTTCTTTAGACCAGGTTGGTTGCTCTAAACCTATGATGTTTACTCCTTTAATCTTTGATAAAGCAGCATAGAAAGGCCCTACCCTGTATTGTTTAGCTGCAGATTGTAGAGCTGATTCATATTCTTCTTTAGAAATTTTTATTCTCGAAATCCACTCCTCAGGATTTACTTTATAGTATTCAGGATTATTTTGCAATTCGTCAGCTAACTTAGCTTGTTGCTCATTGTATTCTGAAGTTTCTGGAGTGAGTCCATCTTCATAATGTAACTCTGACCCATCGTTTACAAAATACGAAGTTCCGTTTAATACAAACTTTTTAAGAGTGTTAGCTTTCTGTATGAACTTACCATCTCTATTCTCCTGAGGAGCTGTATAAATTCTTCCAGTTTGACCACTTCCTTCAATAGCTTTCATAGCAGCATAAGTAGGGAAATACAATTCTTTGTATCCACTATCTAATGCTCTTTGGAAAGCGATTTTAATGAACTTCTCGAACATGATCTTATACCAGTGTTCGTAATCAGCTTGAAGTTTTTCTGCTTTTTTAGCACTCATTCCTTCAGCTGTAATAGCTTCACCACTTTCTTGTTCCAGAATAGCGTTCTTAATACGTTGTTCTATAGCATCTATATGGGGAGTCAGGAAATTAGTAATATCAGCTTCAAAGAACTCTTGCATTGCTTGTACTCTAGCCTCATAATACTTATCTCTAAATCCAGGATTAGCTTTTTCGTACTCCT